ACCGCCCATGCCGCCCATCGCGGGCGACGGGCCTCCGAGCATGATCCCCGGCGGTGGCATGTTGTGTCCCTGCAGTCCCTGGCCGCTCTTGGCCGCGGCGCCGATGCGCTGCGCCGCCGCGCCGGTCAGATCGTCGGTGTCGCTCTTGCCGAAATTCGCCTCCAGCGCCATCACCGCGCGCAGCAGCGCCTGCCGGCGCTTGTCACCGACCGGAAAATGGTTGGCGGATTTCATCAGGATCGGGATGGTTGATTTGATGTCGGCCATGGCGGCAGCTTCATTACCGGCGCCGCTGCCGGGCGAAAGCGCCGGTGAAGCGCCTGGCCCGGTCGGACCAGCAAACGGCGACTTCGGCATAGGCCTGCCGGGCGGCATCGGGCCGCCCATGGTCATGGAAGGCATGGCACCGGGCATCGGCATGGATCGCGCTTACCACCAATCCCGGAAACTTGTACAGTCACAACCAAGAACCAAAAGAAAAAGTCCCCGGCAGCCAGTCGCATGCCGAGGACTTTCAAAACTTCGGGTCGGCCTACCGGCGACCGCGACGGTGACGCCTTCGACGCGCCATGTTGCCCTCCCTTGTTGTTGCCCAGCAAACGGCTGGTGTTAAGGAATGCGGCAGCAGGCTAGATCAATTTTACGACCAGCGGTAGTCACACCTAAGCGGCGCGCGGGTGCTGCGGCTTCTTGGGCGCGTGACCGGCTTCCTGGTCCTTCTTGGCCTGCGCCTGCTCGGCCAGCACGCGCTTGCGCAGCTTGTGAATGATGGCGTCGGCATTGGGCGGGTTGAGCATGCGCACCAGCATCTCGCGATCGATCGCCAGCGCCTTGAACAGCGCCGCCGCCTGCTCCTTCGACTCGTCCTGGAACAGCGGCGAGTGCGAGTGGCCGGCGACCCTGATCTTGGCGCGCGGCTCAGAAACCTGCGCCGGCAGCAGTATCTGCCCGGAATTGGTGCGCATGCGCTCGGTCGAATTGCGCTGGATCAGCTTGATGCCCTTCTCGGCCAGTTGCACCAGCGATTGCTCCAGCCCGACCGCCACCTTCTTGATGCGGCCGGAGCCGGTCAGCGCCATCTGCTTGGCCTGCTTGGCGCTGCGGGCGCCGCCTTGCTCGCCGCGCCCCATCACAGTTTCTGTGAGACCGGAGGCCTCCAGGAAAATGGCGCCGATTTCCTTGAATTCCACGAACAAATCCGGCACCGCCGGCGGCCGAAGAAACTCCAGCTTGGCGCCCGGCACCATGTCGTAGACCGAGGAGCCGGGACCGCCGAGCGAGTCCATCTTTTCGTCGGTCATGCCCATGAAACCGGTCGCGACCTTCGGTGGATCAACGTTCTGCTCCAACAGATCAGCGATCTGCTGCAGCCGTTCGTTGGTCCAAATCTGCAGCGGGATCAGTATATCTGAGTGTGCCTTGCCCCAGAAGAAGTCGGGGCGCTTGTAGGGTACGATCGGCACGAATGGATGCTCCTGGCCGATGCCGAAAATGTTGCTTTCGCCGCTGTACAGCTCGGCGGCGCGCTCGGAATCGGCCTTACGCATGGCTGCAATGGTCTCGCGCGAGTCGGACAGCACGCCGTCGATGCCGTCGCATTTGGTGAAAATCGCGTAGTCCTCGCAGGTATCGTCCCACACCCAGATTTCGTGGAAGCGCACCATCGGATTTTCCGAATAGGCTTCGTAGGTCGGGCGCGGCTGGAAGTCGGCCGAGGCACGGCCGAGCATGGCGCCGCCGATATTCGGGCCGCCGGTGGCGTCGATGATCAGATTGGACAGGATCGGCGGCAAATCCTCGCTGTACTGGCCGGGATATTGCCGCATTTTTTTAATCTCGGACTGCTTTCCCGCCCGCAGCAGCCGCAGCACGGCGTTGTCCCAGTTCAAGCAGTAGGTGTGGATAAAGGCTTCCTGCGAATCCAGATCAGGTTCGGACTCATCGTACACAGCAAAGTCACCGGGCAGGACGAGCTTTCCGAACAGATCATTGGTAGAGTCGTTCCAGCCTTGCTTGATGAACATGGCATCCAGGTTGAGCGCCCAGTACACGGCATCAGAGAACATGTAAGCAAGCCCACAATCTCGGAAAGTGTCATTCCATTCGTCCTCCAGCGCCTCGATCTGTTCGACGGTGGCGTCGTCGGAGTTGCGTGGCGCCGCAATGTTGAACCGGCAGTGGTCGGCGGCGTACAGAAACGATGACACTAGGTCTAGATGCGCCTCCAGGCGATTGTATTTCACCTCGATGGTGTAGTCGTTGGTGCCGTAGTCGAGGAACCGGCGGCGCATGGTGTAGAGGATGTCGCGGTCGCGGCGCGACTGCAGGCAGATGTCGCAAATCTGGTCGATCACGTCATCGCGCGCCTTCTTGGTCTTCGGAATGATCATTTTGGAATCCCCCCGGCCGGGCGATGCACGGCCTCGAACCGCCCGCCCACGCCTAGACCCTTACCGCCCACCCGCGTGGTTTGGGTGCGCTGCCCCACCGAAGCCGAGACCTTGGCGGTGACGCCGGTCGGGCCGCAATACGCCTGCTCGATGGTCCCAGACGGGCCGACCGGAACGTCAAGGGCAAAGCCTGGAACCGCCGCCGCGGGCGCAAACCTTTGGGTCTTGCCCGGCACGGCGACCGGATTGACCCGCGGCTGCATGCGTTCGTGCATGCGCGGCGAGTTGAAATTCTGGTCGCCGTATTGCTTCTGCATGTCGGCTACGGTGCGATCGGCCTTCTGCGTTGCCGCAGACTTGATCGCGATCGGCTTCGGCACCCAGCGGACGTGCAGACCGCCGCAGCGAGGGCAAGGAGGATGGTCCGCATCGGCCATGGTAAATTCATGCTTGCAGTACCGATTCAGGCAAAACCACGTCCGGTTGATCATAGCGCCGCCACCATATGGTCAACAAAAATAGCAACTCCAGACACCGCAATGACCCAGCCAGAAACCATGATAGCAAGATTGAATCTGGTAGCACCCCAGGCCCCAACAAACAGACCAGCAAAAAACAAAAGAGACCCGCCTATCATGGCGCCACCGGCGCAAAGCAAACAGGACCGCCCCAGAAGAAGTGCGCCGACAGGGTACCGATCACCAGGCCCCAGAGTGGACCAAACAACGGCCACTTGTATTCGAGCTTCCAGATGGCGCGCGAGAGCGTGGTCTGATGATGCAGCACCGCCAGCCCCTCCAGGACCGCAAACGACACCGCGAAGGCGGCGGCCCATTCCAACCACGTCGCCCCGGTGATCATGCTGCCGGCCGATGCTTGGGGCGCTCGTACCGCGGCAGCGCCTGGAACCGCTGTGGATCGGACATCACCAAGAAACGCCCGCGCCGGTGCCACCGTAACCCAGCTTCGACCGCCTGGATAGCCGCCTCCAACCGGCGGCGGTAGTTGTCGCTCAGACCCAGATCGCCACGCATAATTTGGTAGAGATTTTCGCGCGGAATGCCGGCATATTGGCACAACCGGGTGATCGGGACCGTGCCGCGGTATTCCGGGTCATAGCGGAACCGGCGGAACCAGCGCACGATATCGTCCCTGGTCATTTGAAGCACCGGAAAAAATAAAACAGCGGTCGCCAGGCGTAGCGATAAGTGTGACCCCACGGCTTGCCGATGCGCAGGACGTACTTGCCGAGATGAATCCACCAGCAGGCCGGGAACCTACGAATCCTCCACCCAGGCCCCTCTTGCGATATCATCCCACGCTTCCTAGGCCCTTACAATCAGGGCAGTAAGACCTTCGCAACTGAAACTTCCAGCCCACCGCGGCGAACGCCATGATGGTGTCGCGGGTGATGTCGCGCTCCTTGCGGCCGTTGCCGATGCGCAGCAGCTTCGGGTCGCTAAACGCCATCACCCCATAAGGCACATGCACGATCGGGGAATCCTTGTGGCAGCGGTAGCAGCGGGTGCAGATCGGCGTCATCACCTGGACCCAGAGGTGATGGACGTAGCTGGTGGCTTCCTCGATCGGATCGATCGACGGCCCCGGCTTGAATTTGATCGGCTCAGGTGTTGACATTCAGGTCTCCTGCCTTTCGGATGATCCCCGACCGCATCAGGTAATTTATCGCGGCTTTTTCCGCAACACCAGGCCCCTTGCCTTCCAACTCGCGCTGCGCCGCCGCGAAGGTGATGCCGTTGGCCTCCAGCCGCGGGCGCAGCCAGCGCCGCCAGGCCTCGTGCGCCAGCGCCGCCGCCACCACCCGATCGTCCTTCTTGCCAGGCTCCGCCCCCACCTGGCCGCCGTCGACCACGATGGTCTTCATCTCGTCGATCAAATACATCGAATAGGTGAGGAAGCGGCCCAGCTCGAACGAATCCTTGAACGCCGCCAGCATGCCGAATTTGTTGGAGCCGGTGGTGCGCCACTGGTAGGCCAAGGTCTGCTGCATGCTGT